ATGATACTGCATCAAAGAAAAATTAAGTTTATAATAACTCTCCAGATCCATATGGATCATGGCTATTCGAAAAAAGACGCTAGACCCTCCAATAATATATCACTTTCAACTTTTGTCTTAGGATTCTTCACCTTAACAGTATGAGATAACTTAGGCATGGTAGTAAAGAACTCTTCAATACCTTTAAACCTAGAGGAATTCATTGATTCAAGGAACTCATTTACTTCCTTTTTAGTACAATCCTCAGCAGCCCATACCTCATCTTCTGTATAGATCTTATCAATACATTGTGCAATCAATTCAAATGATTGATCCATTTGATTACCATCTTTAAAATCAAAGTTACTCTTAATGAATTCATTCAATGAAGGATACTTCATTTCAATCATAATATTATCATCAACTTTAATTTGATTAGTATGATTTTCGCTCTTAGTAACTTTAATATCATCCA